CTTGGTCTTGGTTGGGGTACATATCGCAGCAGTGCTCTACCACTTGCATGCAAAGCAACAAAACCTCATTCGCCCCATGATCGACGGTGACAAATTAACACCACCCAATACGCCCGCGTCCAATGTTCAGTTTAAAAGAATTGAATCCTCCGCCGCCAGCGCCGCCGGCAGAACCGCCGTACACACCTCCGACAGTTCCAGAATTTGGTCCAATACCGCCTATTCCTCCATTGCCACTGCCAGTATTACCCGTGATAGTTAGACTCGCGTTGGCATTACCGACAGACGAATATACGCCGCCTGCACCGCCTGCTATAAAAAGAGGAATTGCCGATAAAAGAGATGTAGTATTTATAGATGGCACAGTTGTGACAAACGTGCCGCCGCAGCCGCCGCGCGTGTTGACCTGAACACCCTTCTGACCAACGCATATCGCGAGTAAACTGTTTTTATTAAGAGTATAAGAGCCATAAAGGACAGCCCCTTGTTCGCCATACCCAGAAGCGTTCCCGGCACCTGCTACGGTGAAGTTATACGAAGTTGTCGTAGGCACGGTCCAGTACTGTATACCCGAAATAAGAGTCAGATTACTTGGATACGAGGAATAAGAGCTCAAGGATGTCGGCGCCGTAGTCGTCGCTCCATTAAGCGTCGTAAAAGTAAAAGAATTATTTATTGTCAAATTAAACGTCGACGAATACGGCGTACCGTTAACAACTGCTGTGACAGTTACGCTTGTTACAGTCATATAAAGTCCTTGGACTGCCGTAAGTGTGATACCTGTATTTGTGGCTGTCCAAGAAACACCTGCCAGGGTCGGGTAGGACCATGTAACAATAGCGCTTGAAGGGTTATTTAGGTTAAGAGTCAGGGTGGCGCTTGTTAACGTGTACAAGATGACATCTCCAGGATTTTGTAAAGTATTCGGATTTATGTTTAATGAAAATATGTAAGGATAGGAGAAAGCACCGTACCCTGCTGTAATGGTTACGCTTGTAGTAGCCAGTGTGGTGCCCTGTGCTGCTGTAAGTGTAATACCTGTATTTGTCGTTGACCATGAAACGCCTGTCAGTGCTGGGTACGTCCATGAAACCGTGAGACCGAATGGGTTCGAAATTGAAAAACTTTGTGATGCGGTTGATGCTGCTGTACTCAGATAGACTCTTTGTACAGGCATACTATACAACCGTCTTAGATAAAAATAAAGCTCGGAGTATTATCGACGCGTAAATAGAATGTCTGAGGGTAAGAAAGAGCACCGTAACTCGCCGTGACAGTAACGCTCGTGACCGCCAGAGTGCTTGCCAGTGCTGCTGTGAGTGTGATACCCGTACTTGATGTCGTCCATGAAATACCGCTCAGTGTCGGGTACGACCACGTAGGCGTTAAATTATACGGGTTTGTGAGCGTTATGGTCTTGCTCGACCAAGACCCAACGACGACCGTATACAATGTAGTAGTGCCCGGATTTGCCAGAACAAACAGTGACGAATTATCAATAGTAAGCGGGAAGGTGATACCTGAACCATACCCGGCCGTAATAGATACGGTCTGTGAAAGGGAGCTCGCGCCAGAGGCTGCAACGACGCTAAGACTTGAGTTTGAAGGCGTCCACGTTAGCCCTGTGATAAGAGGGTAACTCCACTGTGGAATGATATTTCCAGGATTTACAAGTGAAAATGTGTATGTAGCCGATGCGACCGTATAATACGTAACATTACAGAATAGAGTTACGCTGCCAGGATTATTAAGTGTAAAAATAATGTTTTTAATATCTTTGGCTATATACCCTGACGTTTCGAATGGAACTGGATACTTGACCATAAGTTTACCATTTTGGAAGTTTAAGACGTTGTAACACCGTGAGTACAGTCTGATGAGCCGGGCCGAATTTGAACTTGTCATGTTAATATCAAATTGCTGTCGCGTGCAGCTCATATTCAACGAGCCACACGGTGATATACTCTCGGCGTTTAGTCCGAAACTATACATATAGAAATATCTATCCGGGCATCTTGTGTGTGAGTCGAGCCCCTGTAAGCCGCGAAGAAATAGGGGCGTACCTGTGTCATAAGTTATAAATTCAGTAGCATTTAAACAAACGCGCATCGAAGACAGCTGGTCACCGCCTAGAAAGGTATTGTTCCATACATATGCGTTTGCTGTTTTGTCTTTAATAATGACATAAATTTCTTTTGTTGAATTTTGAAAGTCGCTGTAGACTGTTACGCTGTTTGCGTAGCCCGGGTCGACATCCAGTCTCTGTACATTCTCGTACAGATATGTCAATCGGTTATTCATAAAATATTTTCTTTCAGGCTCGTCTAGAAACACGTACGTACACAGGAGAGTCGCGTCAAACACGGGGTTTATAGCGAGCGCGGACGGGCAGCCTTCCCAGAAGTTTCTTAGGTTGAATCTCAATATGGGGTTCTGCTTGAGGGCACAGATGGGCAGACCTGTTTGTAGAATACTGAAAGGCAAGCTTATATAGTAAGTGGCCAGGTTACTTGTTAGATATTTCCCAGTGAGGTTGGACAGGGTCGCTTGCTTTGCTTGTGGTATTGACAGGTCGTTTGTCATTTCTATAAATTCTCCATCCAGGCGTTCTATAACTTGACTGTCGTATTCGAGTTGCACCCAGTTGAACACGTACGTCCCGAAGCTGTCGCATACGGCCGAAGGCTGTCCGGCTGGATACTTGAACTGTAGATACACCTGACGTAAGATGTCTCCTTCCTGTAGAAGTTCTATCGTGGCCTCTTCGCCAAAGTTAACCTGCAGGTCTGGCGTCAGAGGCAAAATCTGTATGCTGCAGTGTGATTTTTTTTGATATTTTTCTATAAAATAACTTTGTTCAATTTTACCTTGTATAAGTTTGTCGGACGACCCAAGAGTTGCTATTGTCGTCATACTACATATTCCAAAGAATTAAATACAACCCCGGCGAGCCCATCTTTAATCACTAGCACATTTAGAGTTTTAGCAAAAACAACTATTGTTGCACTGCTTCCCTGGTTGATAAGGATTGTTTTTGTGCCGATGCGCGACATGTTGGCAGGGTATACGAAATCGTACATGTACGTGTTGTAAGTAGGCGTAACCAGGCTAAGTTCCATAGGTTCTATGCTACGGAGCAGGGTCGAATCCGAAGTGAGCAGGGTATCTCCGTTAAAAACAATCTGAAAACTGTTTATCGTAGAGTATGTATTTGAATATATGTAAAGTTCTTTGACCGGGTTGAATAACCGGAGTGGCAGCATGGACATACCCGGGTTCACTTTAAAAGTGTTTGTCTGCAGTGTTTCGTAGACAATACTAAAAATATTTTTTCTTAAAAATTGTTGTTCCGGTGTGTCAACATATGCGTACTCTACAAGCACCGACGGTGTGAACGTGTACGTCCCGTCGAGTTGTGCCGTGTTAAACTGAAGTACGTCAGAAATCTGATTAGTGTTTGTTGGAGCCGAAATATTATTCATGAAAACACACATCTGAGCGGTCGTCGTCGGTTGAGCAAATATAAAAGCATTCGGTGAATACCTCGAAAGATTGACATTAATGACACTTCCTGTTGCGGTCACAAACTGACTATTCTGTGCCCATTGTTTAATGACGGCCGTGTAAGAAGCGGCTTGTGCAAACGGCTTAGTCGTGTCGTATTTTAGAATCACAGGTGAGGCTGCGCCATTCGTTAAGGCACCGGCATAATAAACATACCTACCATCAAAGGTACCCGGAGTAAGTTGATTAATAGACGCGCCATTAAATCTAAAAACACTTGGAAAATTAGTGTACAAATCAAAAAAGTCCCAAGAGGACCCTATTTCGACATTCGTATTAATCTTAAATCGCACTATTGTACCGCTATTATAAATAGAAAAATAAATATAAGACCCGTCGTTAAAATAAGGTAGACTACCAATTGAGTAGTAAGGTAAATAAGAAGGAGTAAATGTCGCGATGTTTACTATATAGAATGTCTGGCTCGTAAGCACGCAATAAATATTAAAATTATCTGTAAAAGCGCGAACGGTATTAACAGCCACTGAAGGATACGCGAGCCCCAATCTATAAGTATTGTTATTAGTACTAGTAAAATCACTATTAAAGGTATAAGAGCTCCCCGTGTTGAAATCGGCCGTCGTGTCATATCTCACGACGACGATCGTCCCGAAAATACGTTCGACTTGTGGACTGTTATTAAAAGCCCATCTAACAGTAACATAACAATTTGTACCGTCTGTCGTTTCTGAATAAAGAGCATCACCTGTATATGAAAAAATAGAGTAACCGGTAGCTGGATAGTTACCTCTCGCGGCTATCCTGTTCACAACCTCTGAATAGGCTCCATTTGTAGTCGCTGTCGTGACTCCAAAAAATGTGATGGTCACGTTCCAAAACCCTCCTCCACCTGTGTAAGACGTAATTGTGGCATAATTTCCGGTCGTTGTTAACTTTTCTGACCCGAGTGACAGGACATAGTAAATGTATTTCGATACGTTTAAGACGGCCATCACTGTGTACGATGCTGGGTTCCCGTATGCCCAAATAGGAACGGTTGACACAGTTGGCGTTCCCGTCAAAGCAAGGTAATCTGACACGAGAATCCGAGTCGCGTAGTATCCACTGTAGTAGTACATATACCCGCCAGTTATTGCACTAGAATAGTTCAGACTGTTCCCGTTTATTCTTCGGCTATAGGCGGTCGCATCTGATATATTTTTATTCATATCAAAAAAAGTCACGTACGAGCCATTCTCGTATATTATTAAAGTATTCGAATAAGAGTAAATATTCTGCGCCTGCAGAGTCGGAACATTTAATATATTACTTATATTTGCAGTTGTGTACGACGAAGTGAGATAGAGAGGGTTGGTCGTTGGTGTGTTCAGAACACTTGAAATATTGTTGAAATCTATTTGGACTTGTGTACTCTGTCGATAGACGGCTGTTATTGGCAAATTTTTTATACCAAACGGAAGACTTGTCAGGGTTGTCGCAGGCGCGTACTTGACCGACGTATCACCCATACCATTTATAATATTAACCCCTGCCCTGTTTTCATAACCGGTACTATAGTCTTTTAGTGTTTTTATATAGTCACCCGAAATACGACTTATAAGCTGATTCCCAAGGTACAAGCGCGCTTCTTTAATAATAGCCAGAGGATAAGAGTCTATGTATGAGTAGGGGCTGGCGCCACCTATGTAGATAGACGGTGAAAATCCAGGAATCCATCCAGATTGTTCGAGCGTCATTCCCGAACTCACCGAATAGACTGGTACAGTAGCCGCAGTCACGTTTTTAGAATATATAGTAGAATTTGAAATAGCTGTATAGACAGTTGTTCCGAAATATGCAAACGAATAAGAAGTTGTTCCAGGATTAATTGTGTAAGTGTTTAGTAAGTTTCCGCTAAGGTCATAACGATTTATGCTACCTTTCGTTGAGTTTACATAGTCACCGGTTACATGGGTGCCATACGAAACAAATATAGAATTTACAGTCAGCATAAAATCCAATATATTATCTTTCGCATCAAGAATGAAAGTTGTAGCACCGGTCGTCGTGTTGACCAAATAGAGTGAGCTACCGTTGGAGGCGTAAAGAGCGGTGCCGAACGCTCTTAGTCGCTGAACACTTGTTAAACTTGTCGAAAAACTACCAACACCTAAACATTTTAGGGTTTTGACAACAAAGTTTCCATCAGTTAAAGTATAAAATAATTTGCCGCCGACATATGCTACACTAATATAGTAACTGTACTGAGGAGAGGTTGCGACTGTCGTCACGGCACCCGTAGATGTATTTACAGAAAATAGATCTGAGTAGAGCGAGCCGTAATAAATTACTGTAACGTACATAGTTTGGTTAAAGTCCGTACAAGTTTGCATGATAGTCCCTGAACCGACTGTGTAAGTTGTTCCGGCCGTCCCGGAAGATACTACGTATTTTTGTATAGTCGTGTTTCCGGTGATTATATATACGTCTGTTGCATCCTGGGTTATCAGACAGTACGTCGAGGACGGGGTGGGTATACTTCCGACGAGCGTAAAAAGGTTGTCGGCGTAGCCCGAGGGTGAAAAGTTGTACGCCGCGATAATACCTGTACCGACAGATGGTGCGGTCGGGGTCAAAATATTAAACCCAAAAAATGCAGCACTGTCTTCGTCTTTAAACCCCAAAGTCTTGTAGGCTGAATTTTGTGTCGAAAAAGTTAAGCTTGTGCCCGAGTATGACAGAGTAATGTCAGTGACTTGCGGAACTGTCCAAGTCTGTATGTTCTGTGTACTGTAATAGAAATTCGTTACAATTGTCTGGAGAAGCAAGGTGACCGTTCCAGTTGTACTTACGGCATAGGCACTGAAAGTCTTGCCAGTGACAATTTGACCATAGTAGTACCCGGCCAGCGATGATGGATACAATTTTGAAAAAATATTTCTGATACAAATATCGGTCACTATGTTGCCTCGGGGCGGTATAGTTATCATGGCAGTCGATGACGTCGAATTATCGAACGAATATTCTGTATATTCTGTTACAAACGGCGTTGCTCGCTTGTATATACTAGAAAAATAAGTGATACTTGGTTTTCCAGATATATATACGTCCTGCTCTCCTCTGACACTGAGCTGCAGCGACATCCCTATCATTTATTTTATATTAAATTTACAGAACCGTTCGCAATCTCAAGGAGCTTGTACCCGTAATAAAATATACTGATTTTGAAGTTAGACTGTATGTTTGGAGCATATGCCGGATTGAATGTCATGACAATTTTACTCGTGGTCGAGTTGAGTTTTGAAAAGTCGAGATAGCCGCCCTGGTTGTACTCTTTGGGAGACTTGCCGAAACAGTAGACGTAGAGACTCTTTACAGGTAGACTCAAGCCGTGGTCCATCGGCTGCTTGAACTGGTAGAACGGGCCTGTAGCAAACGTACCCATGATATTCCTGTTATTCAAGTAAATATCAGAGTACTGCAGAGCGTCTATATATTTAAAGGTGGTTCCGTCAAAAAAATTCACATTCGATGAGGTCAGGAAGTACTTGGTCGTGTAGCCATAGTTGTATCTTGAGGCGTAATACGTGTTGTCAGTTGAATTTTCGTACGTATTACTTCTTATAAACCAGGCCATCATGACTACTGGAAAGTCGCATGAGAAGTTCTGCTCCGGTTTCCCGTCTTTATAACTCGTAACAGCTTCGTTGAATACTTTATTTATCACTACAGTCTGCCTGTTTAATCTATAGTAGATACGTTCCTCTTCTGTAAGTAGAACTTCTTCTGTGACCAGTCTGGGGTTCTGGAACTCGATGGGTGTGGTGTAGTTGGTGAACCATGTCTGCGGTCTGAAGAAAAATTTTATAGAAATTCTTTGTTTGAGCACGGCACATAGCGGCAGGGGCGGCGTCTCTATGGTCTGGCTGACGCTCGTTCCGTGGCTGTGCCTCCGGCAGAAAAACAGCTCCAGAGGTACCATCACCTCGAAGGCTGTCGCGGCGGTCACCGGGCTGCCCGGCGCCTGGCCGTTGTTGATGCACTTGTACAAGGCCAGTTTCTCGTCGGCGTCCAGGAACACCTGGTCACGGATAATGTACCAGTCGTCTTTAATATTCTCGATAATCTGTTCGCCTATGCGAAACTCGATGTGCTCGATGATGGCCCGGCCTATAAACTCGGTGTATGCGTAGCCGGTCGGCAGGGCCGGCATGGTCAGAGCCAGATAGGCGTTGGTCATGAGGTCGCCGAGCTGTTTAGGGTCCAGAATTAGCTCGACCGTCTGGCCAACAAACTTTGTTCCCGGAAGTTTGGTCACACGGTGGAACTTGGTAAAGTGGGTATGTTGCCTGACGGAAGGTCTGAATTCAGATTCTTTTTTAAAAATATATTCATCCTGTGGACCAGTGGTGTTCAGTGCTGTCACTGCAGCCGACTGTGCCATTATTTTTATGTACTATAATTTTAGGATGCCATCTGATTCAGATGTGCTTATTTCTTACAATACACGAGAATTTACAAAAGACCCACAGTTGACATATTTCTCGTCAGTCTACAAACCCAGGGTCAACAGAACCAGGGAGACTATAGAGATTCCCTTTGACAACAGGAATGTCCAGTTCGGGACAACTGCCACCTGTACCATCCCGAACAAGGATGACTACCTGACGGGGCTCACTCTACGTACGACACTCCCGGCCATTTACCCAACAGTCGCAGGCCAGTACGTCTACCCCACACCGAGCTCCCAGGTGGGCGCGAACGTCTATGCCCAGATGGCTTTGACCAAAGTGGTAGCAAGCGGTACAGTTCTGACAGCCAACACGACCGGCAACCACTATACGTCTGTGGGCACCCAGGTCTTTATTACGGGCACGACCAACTTTGACGGGACGTACACTGTAGCCAGTATCCCCACTGCCAACTCGTTCACATGCTCGAGTACCGTGACGGGCTCAACGGTTTTTACAGGGACCATGTCGTTTACGGGGATTGCGGCCGGTGACGTGGTGAGTTACTTTTCGACGCAGAACTCAAACCTGTGGGTCAACAACCTGACCAGTAAGACGTGGGCTATAACGAGCGGAAGTTTTGTAGGTAACCAAGGAACTTTCACTACATCTACACCGTCGAATTTACCTGTAGGAAATCAGGCTATTGTTAATTTAGGAGCATCTTATATTGTTAACAAAACCGTTACTATTACAGCATCAACTGATACGACATTTTCGTGCACAGCGTTTTCAGGGGTATTTTTAATGGTCGGAACTGCGGCCCAGGCATATTCTTTAGATTTAGGTCAAACTTGGACAAGTGTAAAAAACGTCCTTGGCGGTACATATTATGGTGTTGGTACCGGAGGTGCAAATGCTGTAATGGTCGGTGAGAGTACTTTTAGTGTTAAACAGGCTTACAGCTCGGGAAACGGAAGAATTTGGAACCCTGTCGCGGCTCCCATAGGAGGAGTTATTTGGCGTGCTGTCGCATACGGAAATGGCGTGTACGTAATAGTAGGTGACAATGGCCAGGCTCGTTCGACTGATAATGGCGTTACATGGACATCAGCGACAACCAGTCTAGGAGGTAGCTGGTATGGTGTTGCGTATGGAAATGGTGTTTTTGTAATGGCCGGCCCCGCTGGTCAGGCAAGTTCGACAGACTACGGTGTAACTTGGGTATCTGGTACAGGAGGAGCCGCATACAACATAGCATACGGAAATGGAAGATTTGTTATGGTTGGTAATAATTTTGCGAAATATTCTACAGATAATGGAGTAACTTGGAATTCTTCTACAGGGACTTTTGGATTCTTATTTGGTGTTGCTTACGGTAATGGGGTTTTTGTAGGTGTAGGTTTAGGTATACAGGTGCGCTCTACGGATAATGGAGCAACTTGGGCTTATGTGTCCTCATTAGGTTCTGGGTCAACCTGGAATACCGTTGCATACGGCTCAGGTGTCTTTATAGCGACAGGTACAAGTGGGTCAACCGGTGCCGGTCAGATTCGTTCTACAAATAATGGAGCAACTTGGGCTTATATAACGAGTCCTTTAACAAATAAGTATTATTCTATCGCGTATAGCGATGCTACATATTCTTTAGGTACATCAGATACAGTTTCACTCGTCGTGCCGCCACTCCAACTCTCTGGCCGGACCTTTACGTCCAGTGTGTACCCGTCAATCCAGTTTCAGACTCAAGACGACGCAGCCTTCTGGGGGTTCGATTCGCGTGATGGGTTCAGCTACTCACTCCCAGCGACGCCACCGTGGACCTATACTCAGAGTGGCTGGATTTCTGGGTTCCTGCCGCCCAGCCTGTCTTCGTGGAGTGACTCGGTCGCTCACAAGCTCTTAAAGTCGGTCAGACTCATGGTCGGCAAACAGACAATCAAGGAGTACTCCGGTGAGTACATAGAGCTCTATAACGACCTCACGGTTCCGTATGAAAACAAGGCGGTCCTGAAGCTTATGAATGGGACCCTGGACCAGACACAGGCTGTCGCCGCCAGACAGTACTACGTCTCTCTGCCTCTTGGAACGCACGAAATCCCTCTGTGCGCGCTGCAGCGCCAGCAGGTCAGCATCGACATAGAGTTTGAGAGCTACTACAACTTGTCCCAGAACCTGAACCAGGGAACAGGCTCGTTTACAGACTCTGGCTCGTACACGACGTTCGATGCGTCTAGCCTTGTTTCGCCTCTGAATGCCCAAGCAACCTTTTCGTACAACCAGTACATCTTTGTGGTTACTTCGGGTGGTGCGCTCTTGGTGTACGACACGACCAAGTCATTCACGACACCGTCTTCGTACGTAACTCTTAGTAATTTAGGAGGAACGCTGAAACAATTTTGTGTCCTATCAAGTATTCTTTATATAGGACTTAGTAATGGCATGCTTTTACAGGCAAACGTAGACCAGTTGGTCCAAGGAAATACATCGTCCGTTGTTTTGAATAATTATACACCAACAACCGGAACGCTTACAGGTACTATAGTGGCGGACTTTCAGTACATATACTATTCGGTAACTTCTACGAGTACTTCTC